CAGATGGGTGCCGGGACTGTGACGATCTTGTTCGTCTGTGATGGTGAGGCCGACATCATCCCGGACGCGGCGAAGGTCGCAGAGGTTCAGGCCTACATTGATTCCCGACGCCCGGTGACCGCCGAGGTGTTTGTAGCGGCTCCTGTGGCGGATCCGCTCAATATGGCGGTGAAGCTGTCGCCGAACACGGCGGCGGTCCAGGCAGCAGTTCGAGCAGAAGTTGCTGACCTGATCGTGCGCGACTCGAAACCGGGCAGTCCTACATTGATCAGCCGTCTGCGGGAGGCTGTTTCTATTGCGGCAGGCGAAGCGGACAACCAGATTACGGCCCCGACTGCCGACGTCGCTCACGCCAGCGGTCACATGGCGGTGCCCGGCACCATAATCTTCTCCAGCTTTTAAGGAGGCGTAATGCCGACAGCTGCCGACTACCTGGAGCAGCTGAAAACGCTGCTGCCTCCTGGACAAGCATTCCCGCAAGAATCTGGTACCACGCTTCACAGCCTGCTTGATGGGATGTCGATTGAGTTGGCCCGGGTGGATTCCCGCGGCGAGGCGCTGCCTATGGAGGCCAACCCGTCCACCACTAGCGAGATGCTGAGCGACTGGGAGAGGGTCGCAGGTCTCCCCGATAAATGCTCCGGTGTTCTGGAAGAAACGCTGCAAGGCCGAAAGAACTCCCTGCTGGCCAAACTATCCAGCACTGGCGGGCAGTCGGCGGGGTACTTCATCGAGCTGGCAGGTGTGCTCGGTTACACGGTAACCATCGAAGAGTACCGGCCGTTCCGGGCCGGCCTATCTCGCGCAGGCGATGCGCTCACCAACGGAGACTGGGTGTTCACCTGGCTTATTCGCGCGCCAGAAACATCGATCATTTCCTTCCGTGCCGGAATGTCTGCGGCAGGGGAGCGGTTGCGTACCTGGGGCAATGACACCCTCGAATGCAAAATAAATCAATTGAAGCCAGCGCACACCATCGCGCTCTTCGCCTACGGAGAATGACGCATGCACAGAATTGACGGCCCTGGGGCTACGGTCGATAACAAGTTCACCGAGGGGGATCCGGTTGGAGGAATTCAGGCGACAGTGGTAACTGACGACTTTCTGAATGATGTTCAGGAGGAATTAATAAGTGTGTTGACCGCCGCCGGTGTAAATCCGGTGAAAGGCTCTCAGGACCAGGTTATTCAGGCTATTTACAAACTTGTGCAGTTGCAGAAATCAACAGCCTTCGCTACCGCTGGTACCGCTAGCGCGCTGACGCTTACTCCAGTTCCAGCAATCGGCGCGTACGCTGTCCCGCTGCGCTTTCGCGTGAAATTCAGCCAGAACAGCACACCTACCAGCACGATCAATGTGTCAGGCAAAGGCGCAAGGCTTCTCAAGCAATACGACATGTCAGGTGTGAAAGTTCCAGCTGTGTACGTTATTGATCAGCTGGGGGATATTGAGTACGACGGTACCGACTTTGTACTGCTTGATCAGTTGCCAGCATCGAGCAACACACCGGTAGGAACTATAATTTCCATTGCGAGCAGTACCGCGCCGGCGGGCTTTCTTAAAGCAAACGGGGCGGTAGTCTCCAGAACAACATACCCTGAGCTTTTTTCGGCTATTGGCACCATATACGGCGCAGGAGATGGATCCACTACATTCGGATTGCCTGATATGCGTGGTGTATTCACGAGGCACTGGGATGACGGGCGCGGTATTGATGTTGGTAGGGCACTAGGTAGTGGCCAGAGCGATGATTTTAAATCTCACACCCACCTTATAAACGGATCTATAAACTTCACGTATACTTCAAACCCTACTTCTGACTTCAAATATTTCTCATCTGGGGCCTCGACGTCGCCAACTGCGGCCACGGGCGGTACGGAAACGCGCCCTCGAAACCTTGCTCTTCTTGCGTGCATAAAATTCTGAGGTGACATATGCCTAATGAAAAACCACCGATTGTTTATCAATCACACCCTTTGACTGGCGAATATGTTGGGCAGTCATTTGCAGATCCCGATCCGCTTGATCAGGATAACTGGTTGATACCAGGTATGGCTTTTACAGAAAAGCCTCCTGAAGTGGCTTTAGGTTTCGCCGCAGTCCACGTTCAAGGCAGTGATGAGGTATGGAGCGTATTGCAGGATCTAAGGGGCACCGTCTATCAAACCGAAGATGGGCAACCCTTGGAGTGGAGTCAGTTCGGGACGCTTCCAGAGACACTGACCATTGATCCTCGCCCCAGCCCGTTTCATAAGTGGGTAAAAGGGGTGTGGAAGCTGGACGCTGTGGCGGAGAGCGAAGCGCTGAAGCGCCAGGCACTTACTACGCGCGATGAGCTGATCCAGCAGGCCGCAACCCGGATTTCTCCATTGCAAGACGCGGTGGATTTAGGCGATGCGACTGCTGACGATGAGGTCAGCCTCAAAAAGTGGAAGCAGTACCGCGTCGCGTTAAACCGAATTGATCAGCGGCCAGGATTTCCAGCGAACATTGATTGGCCTGTAGCGCCAAGCTGACAGTTACCGAGCACCGCCTCCCGCCATGAGCGGGTATTTTTTTGCCTGGAGAACGCCATGCCGATCACCGAGCAGCAGTTGCTGCAGATCCTCCCGAACGCCGGCCGCCAAGCCGGCGTTTTTGTTCCTGCACTTAATACGGCCATGTCCAAATACGGCATCGTCAAGCGTCTGCGCATTGCTGCGTTCATTGCCCAGGTAGGTCACGAGACTGGGCAGTTGCGCTATGTGCGCGAGATCTGGGGCCCTACCGCGCAACAGGCCGGCTACGAAGGCCGCGCCGATCTGGGCAACACAGTGAAGGGCGACGGCTCCAAGTACCGTGGCCGGGGCCTGATCCAGATCACCGGCCGGGCGAACTACGTGGCGTGCGGTGAAGCGCTGGGCCTGGACCTGGTCAATCAACCCGTGCTGCTGGAGCAACCGCAGTACGCCGCGATGTCGGCGGCCTGGTTCTGGTCTACCCGTGGGTTGAACACCCTGGCGGATGCTGGAGACTTCGTGAAGATCACTCGGCGGATCAATGGTGGTCTCACCGGACAGGACGACCGCCAGGCACTGTACGATAGGGCGCTGGCGGTGCTGGCATGACGCAGTTCGAAGGCTGACCGTGCTGACACTAATGTTGATTGTGCTTCTGAAGCTGGGGCGCCGGCTGTGTGCGGCTGGCTAACGGCAGCTAGCGCGTATCGCTAGTGGCGCACCAACTGGCCAACAGCTAAATTATTGCGTCAGACAACCCGATACGCTCAAGTTCTTTTGGATGGTTTTGTTTGATGCTTGCAAAAATGTACTTTACGAACTCCATGCTCAGGTGATTCCAGTCCTCCATGAAAGGTACGCCGCTACTGCTCGCTGGGCATTTCTTCTTGTCGTAACCACACATTAAATCGATTATATCCACAAAGGTATACTTTAGATCGCTTGGTACTTCTTCCGAAGTGGAAATTGACTTTTTATCAGGGTATACAGCCAACTTAAGGCACTCTGTTGCATCTCGCCGAGCAAGGAACATAGTCTTTAGACAGCTACCATTTTTTTGCGCGTCGAGCTGATAGTAGTTTCCGAATATGTATACCTGGGCGCCTGTTCTTTCTTTAAGTGATTTTAGAACGTTAAAGCGAAACTTGTTGTAGTCGTATTCAAAAGGCCTGTGAGCTGTTAGAAATATCTTTGTTGTCGATTTTAAGATGCTCTTATCGTTTATATATTTCGAGAAGTCGGAGCAGCTCTCGTCATACCTTGACTCGGTCGAGGTCGCGATTATCTGTTTTTCGTTTATCCGAACGTTGCACCCAAGAAACGTCACAGCGATCACGCGGTAGCGCGAATGGTCGATATTTTCATTTATCCCAACTGACCAGTTGCGAACATATGAGTCGCCAATAATCAGGATTGTTTCTATGGGAGGGACTAATGTCTTATAAAACGTACTCGCTTGCGAATCTGTAGTGAACCTGAGATTTAGGTTGTTTTCGATAGATTGGGCTTCTGTACTATAGAAAGCCTCTGCTCGAACTGGGAAACCTGCTTGATTGCTTCCTATGAAACCAGCGCCCGCTCACAGGGACGCGAAAGCTAAGGTGGCTGCTATGACCGCGCGTGACCTTTGACCTTTGGCCTTGCGTGTCGGGCTCTCGATGAGCCTGTAGGTCAATACTGAAAGGACGATGGTTGCGAGAATCAGAGCAGATATTGCGGGATTGCTTAGATCATGAGACAGCCGAAATTTCGCGAAAGCGAATAGGGGTTGATGCCACAGGTAAGCGCTATAGCTCAGGAGGCCAGCGATCAGAAAAGGTCGGGTCCCAAGCAGACGCTGCACTATGGTTCCTTCGCGTGCAAACTGTATGACGAGAACCGCACCGAGCACCGAAGGCAGGGCATATAGGGCGTGTAGCTTGGCAACCTTTTTATAGGCGAGTACTGAGGTAATCACTAATATCAGACCTACGATACTCCCGATATTATTTATAGTGCGACTGTTTGACTTCCATCCGATCAGCGCAATCATTGCCCCTGCCAGTATCTCCCATGCACGAGCTGGGAGTAAGTAGAAAGCACCTACCTGGTCTTTGCCGTAGAGCCAGATTGTAAACGCAAGACTAGATACCAGGGTGATTGCAATAATAATTGTGATTGCTTTGACTCCCGCTCTCCATAGCAGCATTATCAGAAGCGGGAAAAATAGATAGTACTGTTCCTCTACTGCGAGGCTCCATGTATGCAGCAGCGGCTTGAGTTCTGCAGCTGTGTCGAAATAACCGCTCTGCATCCAGAACAAGATATTAGAGCTGAATACAAGTGCTGCCATGATGCTTTGCGAGAATGACTCTAGCTCTCGCGGAGGAAGAGTGAACCAGGCAACA